TTCATACCGTGTTTGATTAACCAGTATGAATTGTTAATAGTTGCTGCTGCCCACTTAGTACAAGGGTGATTACGAAAAGCACCCTTCTCAGTTTTGTATGCGTCCCCATCAGTTTTATGCAGAGGACCATAATTATGATACCACTTGGAAGCAATGATGCTTAGCATCTGGCAACACTCGAATGGCATCTTGACAATGTGCTTGTCAGGTAAAACAATAGCAGATTCTGCAGGAAACGGATGGGTCACAAAGATGTTCATTGTTCAAGTCCAATATAATAAACGAGGTCACGATTGTTGTCTCGCCACTCACTCATACCTTTAGCACAGATGCTGAGGGTGTAGTCACCGGGCAGGACGACAAGGTTCTCCATCTTGATATTAACAGAGAAGTCACCGGTCGAACAACCTTGAAACACTTGTTCATATGTGTTGTTGGTTTCATCCTCAGTGTCGATCAAACTGACACGAACATCAGTCTCATCTTTGCTGGCAATATTGATGTCTTCCAGATTAAGAATATTAGATGCCTTACGAATACCTTTGACATCAGATTCTGACAACCCAAACTGAATGTCTGCTCCAGGAAACTTGACATCAGTATTAGGTGCTCGCTTGAGTGTAATCTCTGGGTTACTAAAGTAATACTTAGAATACTTAGAACCACTGCGGATGGTCACATACTGTCCATTGTCAAATTCAAGAACAGGATTCTCAAACAGACTTACCACGTTCAAGAACTCAGACAAATCATAGATAGCAAACTCAGTGGGAAATACCTCAGTACATTTGTACTTTGCTAGGATGTGTTCTAGATTACTGATGGAACGAATCTCGCTACCAGCGCAGACAATAATGGACGGGTTAATTTGTACGAAGTTACCAAGAACTTCAATAGTCTCTCTAGTTAGCAATACTTGGTTCATAATCAAACATCAAAATCTTTTAGTTCGGACAGGGATACACGTTTGTGCTCATTCATCTTAGCATCCTTTTCATCTAACCAGTTGATTAGAAGGAAAGCGTAATGAATTACTTTGAATAGGTCTTTGCGATATTGACCTTTGTCCGGACGATCAATATATTTTTGTAGATTGCCAGCAATAAATCCTTCACGCCAGCGAGGACGAATCTTCTCAATAGTTTGAAGACCATCCTCATCACTGTAGTGCTGGTTGTATGTTGCTTTCACATACTCCTCGTATTCTTGGAGGAGTTTATCTTCATTAAATTTAAACATCAATTCTGACAGACATACTGTAGATCACTATGATAACACATTTTGACGTTGCCGTCAAGGTCTTCGACGAACAATTTATGTCCGTCGCCACCTTTAATTTTGACTGCCTTCCCAGTCTTTAGGAAGGCAATGTGTCCGATATATCCGTGGTATTTCATTTTTCAACAGAGGGGTCAATCATCTTGTAGAACTTGGAGAACTTCTCCTTGGTCTCATCATCGAAGCGGTTGATGCAAGTCTCAATCGCTTTATCGCGGTTGCCAAAGATAGTGTAGGCACGGATGATATGGACCAGACGACGAGTAGAGATAATCTCGTCAATGCCATCAGCACCAGCATCAAATGCCTTACGAATAGCATCAGACCATTGAGTCAGTTTCTCACAGAACTCATCATCAGAACCACCCAGAGACCCAAGCAGTTTAGAAAGAATTTTCTGCTCGATGGTAGGGGTAGGATATGCTTGCTCGAAGGTCAAAGCAAAACGCTCAAGGAATGCTTCGTTGAGAATATTGGTGCCGATAAAGCGACCATCCTCAGAACCTTTACCCTTGGTGTTCGCAGTGGCAATCACATTGAAACCAGCAGCAGGTTTGATAAACTTACCAATCTTCTTCAGGAAAACACCTTTACCTTCAAGAATAGATTGGAGACAGAGGATTTTGTTAGAGGCAAGGTCAATCTCGTCAAGGAGGAGAATAGCACCTCGCTCAAGAGCTTCAATGACAGGACCATTATGCCAGACAGTATTACCATCAACCAGACGGAAACCGCCAATAAGATCATCTTCATCAGTTTCAATAGTGATATTGACACGAATCAATTCACGACCGGTGGCAGCACACGCTTGCTCTACAGAGAAGGTCTTACCATTACCGGACATGCCAGTGATAAACAGAGGGAAGAAAGAACCAGACTTGATGATTTTCTTCACATCAGTAAAGTTCCCGAACGGGACGAAATTATCATCTTTGCTAGGAATCAGGCACACTTGTTCCCGAACGGGAGCAACCATCTCTTCAAGTTGCTGACGTGCTTCCTCTACAGACAGAGTGTATTTGCCGTGACCGGACTTGTAATTCTCAAGACGCTTCTTTACAGTAGGCAGAGACACAGAGAAGTGGTCTGCTGCTACCAGCAGTTGAGCGGTGGCAATCTCAGTGCCATACTCGTTAGTCAGAAATTCAACCAGTTGTTCCGTAGTCATGTTAGCAGTGCGAGGCATTTGGTTTGTTGCGTATGAAAGTAATATAGGGTAAAAACGGGGGGATGGGAACCCCCCTTGTGCCACTAGGCAATTTGGTCGATGAAGGACGACAGGACTTTACGATTGGTGCCAGAAGATTTAATCATCTCACGAAACGCTTTGTTAATCTGTGCCTTAGTGGGATTGTCGTTCAGTTCAACTTCTTGATGATTATCTTCCGTCAATCCTTTGTTGCTGATGGCATACAGAGCATTGAAAGAGATGGGGTTAGGAATAACAACAGACTTGTTCTTACGATACTCAGCCTTCAGTTTTTCAAAATCATTACGCCATCCAGCATACTGACGAACGAAAGATGTAAATCCAGTATCAATAACACGGATACCCATGACACTGACACCGGGATTACGATCACGAACTTGCTGAATGAAAGTGTTAGTTGCTTCAGACCAACCATCATCAAACTTAGGATAGGTGCGACCAGTTTGGCGATCACGGAGAATACATCCACCATCAAGACGATAGGAACGCATCCGAACATCACCAAGTTCTTCATCACCTGCTTTAAGTCCATACATAGCGGTCTGGGATTCACCATCAGTAAGGATAACAGCATTCACATTCTGAAGACCATTCTCTTTCTTAAATTTAGGAAGAATCCAATTCAAAGAAATGATAGCTTCATTAAGAGGAGTGCCCGAAAGAGACATACCGGGAGTGGCAGTTCCATCAGTATAGTATCGCTGACTTACACCTTCACGCCAGAGATTCAGGCAGTGATGCTTGTACTGACGAGTGCTAGCGCGAGAGGACAGCACATTAACCATGTTGAAAGTTTTGTTAATGTGAATCTTATGATCCTCAAGTCCCATGCGAAGCAGGTTAGACCTGTTTAGGTCGTCAGATTTACGAACACAATAGTATTCGTTAGTGAAAGTATAGACTTCAAAAGGAATCTGAACTTTCTTACAAAACTCAGTCAGCATAAACAGTTGCTTCAGAGTATCCAACAGAACTTCAGACATAGAACCAGACCAGTCAAGTACAAACACAAGACCATGATTCTTGCCGTCAGCAACAGAAGTCACACGCTTGAAGATGTCATCATTGTAAGAGTAAGTATGAAGTTTGTTGGTATCAATCACTCCAGTTTTAGAAACTGAGGTGCGAGCATATGCATCAGCAGACTTCTTCATCTCGAACTCTTTAACGAGATAATTCACACTCTTACGAGACCCAGACATAAACTCATTGAAGAGTTTATCAGCAAAAGAATATGCTTCAGGTCTATCTTCAAGAATAGGACGCTGGAAAGTATCGATATGTTCGTGAACTTCAGACCAATCAACAACTACATCATCCCAAATAAATTTACCCAGTTCGACGTAGCGTTGCCTGCCAGCAGAGTATTTGTTGACGAGACTATCAAGTTGCTTGTCAAACTCATCTTGAGTTTTAACATCATCAGCACTAGGAGCAGCAGGACCTGCCGAATCAAAATCAATATCTTCTTCAGGTTGATCTTCTTCATTACTGTAGGAAGGAGTATCAAGGTCAGCATCATCGTCACCTTCACCAGGTTTCTGTTGCTCGTCACCCTGCATTTCATCTACAGGATTACCTTCATCGCTTTGCTGAACCTGAACTTCTTGAGTTTCTTCCTCTACCTCTTTCTGTTCTTTAGTCCAGTTGTAGATAGCTTTGGCAAGTTCTACTGCTTCATCAAAGGTCTCAAGATTTTCTGTACGTTCAACCCACACCTGCTCCTCAGCAGTGAAAGGAATCATAGCGAAGGGACCAATCTTAACGTGAAGATTGATACGGTCAATCAGATTATATTCTTTGGCGAGGTCAGCATCTTTAGTGCCAAAGAAATCTTTCTCAACCAGTTCAGAATAACCAGCACTGAAATAACGAGCAAGACCACGAAACTTACGCTTCATCATCTTCTCAATGCGAGCATCCTCAACAACATTCAAATAAGACTTAGGAAAATCAACCACACCAGTCCACTCAGTAGGAGTGAAGAGAGCATGACCCACTTCGTGAGACACAAGCATGTCATACACATCCTGAGTAGAGTCCCAGTTAGGCAGGGTCAGAATACGATCCTCCACGTCGAAGGATGCAGTAGGCACATTGCGGTGCTCTACAACAAGGTTCTCAGTGGCAAGCAGGCGGGCGATAGCACCGTCAATTTCTTTGGTATTCATGCGGTTCGTTTCGTATGAATGTAATATGACACAAAAAAAGGAGGGCGACAAGCCCCCCTATGCCACTTCATTAACTGTCTCCTTGAGGACAGAGAAGTTTTTAATTTTCTCAGCAGTGAGTGTTCTTTCAAACTTATCGTTCATCTGTTCTTTATGACTGATAACGAATACGTTTGTGTTGTCA